ATACGCTGATAGATCAGAATGTGTTTTCCAGTATTCATAGTTTATAGTGTACTTATCTGAATCAGGTATTGGGTGTAGTCCAAAGTATCCATCTTGTGTTCTGTACACATAATCAGGTGCACCATAATGATCACTATTATTGGTAGTTGCAGTAGTTAAAAATCTTCTTCTATAATCATCATAAGTAATATATACTAGTTTCTTTGGTGTAATATTCTCAGATACTTTTGCAAAATCAACATCTAAGTTATTTGAATCATCATTATCTAATGTTAGATATGTTGTAGATGCAGTTGCAGTAAATGTTGTATCTAATATATTTCCATCACCATAATTTGAAACAGTTAATGTAGTACTTAAATTCTGTGTTCCTGCAGCAGCAGTTCCTACTTGTACCTTTAAACTAGAACCGCCAGATGAACTATCCATTACCCTTACTTGTACTCTGTATTCAGTATTTTTTACAGTAGATAATGAAGCATACGCTGCAGCTGCATTAAGTCTCATTCTACCATTTCCACCAGAGTTATATGCTGGTGATCCTGATGAAGTTGTCCATCCAGTTATGTTACTTGTAAATAAAGAATTACTCACTAATTCTGTAGGTTCTAAATAAAAAGACCCATAATCAACTGACCTATAATCAGTTGGTAATGAGTACTCTTTTTGCCCTGCGTATGTAACTTGTGTTTTATCACTATGCAACCAAGGCCATTCCATTTCTGCTGAATATACATCCCTCAATGCTTTATTAATAACATCTTTAGTTGTTGATTGTATCCCACTACTACTACTAAAAGTGGATGAAGTAAGTTGTACTTCATTTAATTCTGCTAATACCGCATTTGTGAGTTGTAAGTAATTCATTATTTACTTTCTAATAATTTTAATATCTTATTTAGTTTTTCGTCTTGATCAAATACTTTTTGTGCTAAATCATTTAATGCATCTAAACTTGCTGCTTGTCCAGGCTTTGACGTTTTAGGATTAAATGATGATCTTGTTCCATTTACATGAACTATTTTTTGTCCTTTTGTTAAATCGTAAGTAGCCATAAAATTCCCCTATAAAAGAAGAGGGCTATAAAAGCCCCCTTCTAGTTCGTTGTATTAGACTGCTGTTGTAAGTTGTAAATAATACATTAACTTACATCAGTATCGTGCTGTGTAGCCGTATTTCTGTCTGTTTCATCAACGCCTGAGATGTCACATAGGACTGCCCAGACTCTGATTTTACCAGCACTTGAAGCTGCACCAGCCATTAAAGCATCTATTGTATCTGCTGTTTTGCAGATAAGCATAGGTGCTGCATCAGCAACATCTCTAGGTGCATAAGTAGCACCTGTAGCATCATAAGCATCTACGAAAGCATCAGGATCTAAAAATCCTGCTGAACCTCCAGTAGTACCAATGTCGATAACTACAGAACTTGAACATGCTGTTAGCACTTCTACTCCTGCTGCCATAATTAATGTTTCTGCAGGAACATCAATGCACCTAAGTACATCATTTTGTGCTGATCCTGCATCACCATTAACTGCTGATACATCGATTGTATTTTCCACCAAATAAGGAGTCCTAATTCCAGCACTCAACTTTGATGGATGCCCAGCTGTTCCGCCAGGTCCTGTCACATTATACGTAGGCATAATTATTCTCCTTAATCAATTAAAACATGTTCTGCAATCAGACCGTCTGATCTTAGAACTTTTCTGCCAAAGACATGCAAGCCTCTAACAACATCAGCAAAGGATTCTGGGTCTCTTACAACTTCAATTTTTGCAATATGATTTGCAGTTGCAGTTGAAGACATGTGACCAGAAAGTACTTTGTAATAGTTAGATGTACTTGATGCAGCAAAGTTATTAGTCATATACATATCGAAGTTATGGATTTTTCCATTGTATACTTTACCATTTCTTAGTGGTGAAGCACTTCCAGTTGTATCTGCCATTAACTTACTGTTTGCTCTGCCTAGTTGTTCGTAGAAAGTAGGGTCTGCTAAGAACCATCTATTTTCTTCTGGAACATCACTAGCATTTAGTCTTTTAGCATGGTTAGCGATTATATTAATCGGATCAACTTCTGGTGAACCAGCCAGAGACGTACCTTCTGCGTACGTTCCAACATCTTGTCCACTTCCATCGGATCCAACTGTAGTTCCTGCACCAGAAACCATCGCAGCGATGACATTTGTATCATATGCATTTTTAAGAGCATATGCACCAGATGATGATGCAACAGCCTCAAAATTAACATGAGAATGTCTTTCTTCGATATCATCCACTTTAAATGCAAAAGCATTTGCTTGGTCAACAACCAAAGTAATTTGGTCATCTGCAAGCTCTTGTGTATTGATAGCGGAGCCACGAGTGTAACTAGCAACAGCAACTGTAGGTTCTTTGATAATTTTTACCGTGTCACCAAAGTTCTCAATTTCTCCAGCATAGTCGGTGTTTGTAATATCTTCAACAACCGAAGCCGTACGGAAAAACTTTTGAACTTTCTGACTATAAATTGCAGGTATAAAATTATCATTAGGCAAGTTGTTATAACCTGCCGATCTTGATACTGCCATAATTATTCTCCTTTATAGCGTTAAAGTTAAAGTTATTTTTTTATACGACCTTCTCTTCGAGCTGACATAATTTCTTTTTCATGTTTGTCAAATTCCCAAGGTTTCATCTTTTCGATTTCACTCACACTCCAAATTTTCTTTTCCGTAACATTTATTTGATTGCCCTTCTTAGTTGATGTAACTGCTTTTGCGGCTTCCTTCTTTATGTCTTCTGCTTTAACTTTACTCTTTTTAGAAGTAATGCCTGCATCCATTTTATAAAGATCTATAGCTCTCGCAGCTAGATCAGCGTTATCCGCATTTTCATACAACCACCCTTGAATTGTAGGGTCTTGCTTTTGTGCCCACTCATGAAAATCATCAGTAGCACGAATTTCCTGAAAATCAGGATGTCGCTTTAGAAGTTCTACTTCAGCTTTTTCTTTAGCAACTTGTGTTTGTTGCTCTTGTAAAAACTGATATTTTTCCTCAAGTTTCTGTGACCTTTCATCTGCTTTATTAAGAGATATCGTTTCTATAATGTCATAAACATCTGGATATTTCTTTTTCCATTCTTGAAGATCTTTTGGATCTGTTGGAGGCAGAATTTTATTAGTACTTTGTTCAAGTTGAGTTTTTAAATTAGTTACTTCGTTTTTATGCTTGCTTAAAGTTTTGTCGTAATGGCGTTTAAGATCATCGTATCGTTTCTTAAAAGCCTTTTCCTCGGCTGTTACAGGGCGTTCTTCAGGAGTGGCCTCTTTGGTGTCCTGTTGTTCGGTAGCTGTATCAGTATCCTTATCATCGAGATCTCGTCTATAATTATTTTGATAAGGTGTTGGATCAAGTATTTCTTCTACTTGTTCCTGTTCAGGTGTAGCTTCTACTTCTTCAGTTTGTTCTTCTTCAGTAGTTTCTACTACATCTTCTTGTTTTTCATCAACCATATTGTCCTCCTTAGTTGAGTTGGGTGCCTTATGGGAAGGGTAGCCCTCGTGTGCTGTAACTATGCTACAGGTGGCACGTTAGTTTGTGGTGCACCTTCTGGTGCCCCGCCTAATCCACCTTGTGGTGAATCAGGAATATCTGCTTGTGCTTTTGACCTAAAGTCTTGCTCCATCATTTGAATAGATTGTTTTATATCATCTGCTGGATATGCAGATGCTATAACAGAAACAGGTAAACTTACTGTAGGTTCAACTGGTCCTATATCTTGAACAACTTCTACTACTGCAGGTCCTAGCAGTTCTCCTAAAGCTTGTTTAACAGAAGGAGTTAAATGCATGTCTAATGCTTGCATTGCTTCAGGACTTAAATTTTGTACTGCGTTTTGAAATTCTTGTGGATTAATATTCATAGGTTGAGGCTGCCCTCTACCTTGCATAGGAGCTTGCATAGGTGCTCCTTGTTCCATAGGCATAGCACCTTGTGGATTATTCATTAGGGCTTCTACTGCCATTATACTTCTCCTTCATATAGTTCATTATAATTTGAGTTTGGTGTAAAGTATCCAGATATATAACAGAATGGTTCAAATACTGCACTGTATATTCTACCTCTTAAATTAAATTTACCTTTACCCAATCTCCATTTAATATCTTGTAATCTATTGTATGCTATCTCTTTCCAAAATGCTGTC